GTACTTAAATTTAACGTCAAGCACCCAACGTATAAGCTCAACGGCGATAGTATTAAGAACTCGCTAAGGGAAAAAGCCAAACAACGCGAAGGCTCTCGTGCTGGCGTAACTGTTACGAAGAAAAATATTGCAATAGTTGAAGAGGCCGTAAGTACGCTTGAAGATCGTTTGGATAAGCGAGCCGAAGAGATGGCGGCTAGACGAAAGGCCGAAAAAAATCCCCGGTGATTAGCCGGGGATAAAAGGAGAGTAGCAACTGACTCAGGAAATCTCAGGGTTTAGTATAGCTCAAACTCGCCAGACTCGCAGACCTTTTACGCCTTCTTCTATAACTACTTTCGTAACCACAGTCATCTTTAGCCGCCTACAGATTGTTGTAATGGTTTCTCGGGCGGCTTTCTCGTCAATGCAGAGTACAAAGAAAGAGTAGCCACGCCGGAATTTAGACCAATCAATTTGATACGTCACCGTCTCGATTTTCATCTGTAGCTACAAAGGCATCCATCTGTAAGAACTCGGCGGCTGATGCGTCAAACTTTAGCACCCGAACTGCGGGGGATACAACCTTCATGCCCTTGGACATTCGCTTGTTCACACCTTCTAAGTAAATCTTGGCATTACCCAACTCTTTTAAAGTAGTCTTGTAGTTGATCTGCTGTTTGACGCAAAAGTCTTTAAATTGCTTGGCCGCGATAAAGAGTTCTTTGGTATCTGGCTCGTAGCGTATGAGTAGCTCTCCACGGGGCTCGAGCATAGGCATTGACTGCAGGTTACTACGAGCATCAACCTCACCGTTTACAACCAAAGCATTAATAATGTGGGCGTTAACAAACTCACCAAGGATTGTCACGGGTGTAGAGTTTGGTGCTTGAATTTCAAACCGCATCTCGCCAAGCATACCCTTGAGCCAGTCGTACACAGCCTTCATATCATAGTTGTGCAGTTCTAACTGAGATGCAATTAAACCACCAGCTATGTTGCACGCCGACACACCTGACCAGAAACGCTCCTTTTGGTTGAACTGAACTTCCCTATCAAGCCGAGCTTGAATCTTACGCACCAAAGCTATGGCTTCTTCTAAGTTGTTAACTAACCACTGAATGTAGATTTCACCGGCATGCCCAAAGTTCTCGCGTAGTTGGTGGTCAAACATCTGCTTACCTACTTGTACGTCGATGATGTTGTTAGGCTCAATCTTGTACTCAAGCAGGCGCATGGACTCACCATCAGGCGTATTCTTTGCTACTCCTAACTTCTCATAAAAGCTGGCGTTGGCTGAAGCTAAAGTAATCCCTTGCCACTTGGTGTTGTTAACACGCAACGTATTAGTCGAGCCATTCATTTTATTTTTGCCTCGGCCTTGGCTAATGCTGTATGCCAAGTCGGAAAACTCCATGCCACTTAGGTTGGTGATCTCGTCAATGGTGTTAGGCAGGTTGTTCATTACGCCAAGCTGGTGCATCTTTGCGTTGAACGTATCCTTGTACATGGAGGTCAAGTCTTTGGGCTGACCATACACACTGTTGCACATAAACAACGCTGTCGATTTACCTGAACCGGACTCAGAGTGAATCAAGTTAATGATTGCGCCTTCAAGACCTGTAAATTTTAACAGTGGTGAGCCAAACGCTGTAAGTGCGGCAAACGCATGGCCTTCTAGCCCGGGCTTAGCGTACATGTTGAACGCTTCTTTCCACTTCTCCATCGTGCCTTTAACGATAAGTTTTTCGGCAACATCTTTTGTGATGCTTGACGGCGGGCTGTAAAACACTCCGTCTTTTGTAATCTCCCTATCGCCGAGGATGAACTTGCTGTCCCCCTCAACCCAACCAAACTGAGTTCTCATGGTCTCTGCCTTTTTAACGTACTGCAAATTTTTAATAAAAAACACAACAAATCTTGCAAGTGATTCGTACTGTGACTTATGGGCTACAACGCCGTTGTGTGCCAACTGCTTGCGCAACTCATCAGGTGAAGAGATAGCCATCGTAGATATGCTGAACTCTCGAACACCATCGTGCGGTAGGTGCAAGCGGAACAAAGCTACTTCGCCAATCTCAGGGTCACGCATACGCTTGACCACATAAAAATCGTGCTCATAGACAAGTTTGGGTTCGGCTTCGGCATCTTCGCTTTCAGGTCGAATGTAGACGCCACCTTTCTTACCCCGGAAAAATGGAAATGGGTACTCTGGTATGTGCTGTATCTCAACCTCACCGTCTTTATCTTCAACGGCGTATTCGTTATCTTCTGCTTCGGCTTGTTCAATCTCAACACCGAGCATGATGGGCGATTTAATTTTGCCTCTATGGATGCAACCCTCGCAACCTTGCGGATTGAGTTTTGCAAATGTCGAGCAGTGATGTGGGCCACCTTTGCTACGTAGGTTATTAACTTTATTGTCAACTTCTACGGCATCGTAGCCCTCATGCTGATCCGACAGTTTATGTGCGGCCTTGTCTCCATCTACGCAGAAAGCTGCAATAGAAAGAGCGGAGCGCCACAACGGTTCTTCAATGCTGTCCTGATTCTCAAAGCAATAGTTAAGCTGAGCGCACCCACCTTCACCCTTCATCATGATCGTCTTAAACCGCTTAACCTTGTTACCCATAAGCGCTTCCATCATCGGGCTCATTGAGCGCGGAATGAAATCGGGTACATCGTCCTTTGGTTCAGGCGCACCAAGCAAGTCTTTAACTTCTTGATATGTCATGCGAGGCGTCAGTTCATTTAGTACTGTTACCTCTTTGGGCTCTTCTTGCTTAAAGTTAAATGTGCCGGGGATGCGCAGGATACGTGAAGCCTCAAAGACTGAGGAGTCCACAATTAATCCTTGCTCAACGCACAACTCACGAAGCCGATTGGCTAGTGGCTCCCATTCTCGGCGAGACACTGTTTCTTCTAGTAGCCAGTACGCATGTATGCCGTAACCAGAACTTACTAGTATTGGCCTTGGTAAGCCGACCGCAATGCAGAACTTCTTGAACTCATCGAGTCCGGTTTGCTGATCGAGATAGCCTTTGATAATGCCTTTTTTGTCGGGTACACCTTTGGTTGGGCCACAGTCAATGTCCATCCACAGAGCACGGAAGTATTTAGCATTTTCATGGGTGCGGTTGTCTAACGAACCATACTTGGCGCATCCAAAGAATACGTCAATCTTTCGTAAAACAAACTGCTGCGCTAGCTCTTCAACCTCTTCCTTAGTATCTACAAAATTCTGGTCAGGATACTTACCAATCCCCATCACACAGTAGCGCCCTTCCGGTGGCAGTACCGTATCGAGTAGATCGAAAGATGACATGTTTTACTTTATTTGGATGGTAGCTTGGGTATGAGTTATGTAATCGCTAATGGCTTCATCGTAGCTGTGGTAGGGGACGGCATCCCCCTTGAACCAATTGTAGATAGTCATTCGAGTCACCCCGAAGAACCCTGCAACCTCGCTAACGCTGATGTTTGCGCGGATACAAACACGACCCAAAGCCACACCCAAAGACTTAATGCTTGCTTTTCTATTTGCGAACACCAAGCTTTGGCTGTAACCATAGGGCATATTAATCCTCGTCACTCCAAGCCTTCACCACAGAGTCAAGGTCTTTCTTAACTGTGGGTTTAGGTTCAGTTTTCTTTTCACGCTTAGTCGGCTCCTCAATGGGAGACTCAACTTTAGGCGCGGCGGCTTTGGGGGTTGGTGCTTCTAGCTTAGCGGCTTTACCTGCCATATCAGCTTGGTATGGTGTCATAACTACCATCTTCAACACATCAGGCTTCTTAGCTACTTCGCTAGTCACAGCGTACTGCGCTTTGTTAATGTAGCCAGTCGGCGTGAACAGCACAGACTGGTTGTCGTTCTCTTCGTTGAAGCTAATCTGCGTAACGACGTAGTCCAAGCTCTTGCCGTTGTTGGACAAGTACTTAGAGTAGTTTTCAAAAGTGTGAGTGTTCTCACCAAAACCGTCACCGAACAATGACTTAGAAGCTAAGTTCATTTGATAGACTTCGCCTTCAAGTGAAGTACCAAAATCCTCTTTCAACACCATAGCGATACGGCGTGAGTAGCGGCAAGACTTAGAGTTGCCCATGCCTGAACCCTTGATGTTCTGTTGGCAAGTATCGCAACGCTCAGACTGTGGGTTCTCGGCTCCGGCATCAGGCGTGCGTCCGTCGTTGGAGAAGCAGTCGGGCGGAGTTGGCTCGGCATCGGGAGTCCATGCTTTTGCATAGAAGATACGACCCACAGCAGGGGATGCGTTAACGATGATAACGTCTAGGTTACCCTTGACCTTGCCCATCTCTTCGCCACCGACTGTCTTACGGAAAATTCCGTTTTTGGGCACGATGCGCTTGACGCCAGTCTTACCGGCGAGTTGTTTTGTGAGTGCGCTGACACCTGCAGTTTGCAGGAAGTCGGGCAAGTCTTCGTTGATGATTGTTAAATTACTCATCTCATTTTTCCTTTGAACGTCTAACTACCACGGAATAAGAATTCTCCACATTGAGGCCAAGTGGTAGAACTGTGGGATTCTCAGTAAGAAAGTCCTTCATATTTGTTTGATGAAGTCTCTTCTCTAACAGGCCAAATGCACCTTGTTCTTCGATGAACGTGTACATTGAATCCCAATCATTCGTCCAGTACCGTGACTTTACCGAGCGAATAATTGTGCCGTGTGGGGTGCGAATGCTATCAGCATTCATGTCTTTACATACATCGAGCATTTGTGCTTCTAACACTTCCGCTTGCTCTTTGAGATCGTTATCTTCAGCTTCAAACATGCGCTTGTTGTCGGCACGCTTGTCTCTGATCTTGATGTATATAGACGTTAGCTTTGCTAAGTCCATAGAGGTAACTCTGTCTTTGACTTCTTCGTCCATCTAATTCTCCTAATGGTTAAATGTGTAGCAGTGGCAGTTCACATAAAGCAGTGTGTTTCAAAACTATGGAGGTTTGTAACGGCGCTAACCCGTTACCCATCACTGCTACACAAATCTAATTCTACTCTAACTTTTTACATTGTCAAGAGTTTCCGAAGAAATTTCTTGCTTGTAAAGATCAATTACTTTTTGGTGGTTGTTGATGTTGCCCTGAAGCATCGTGTACATCTTAGCTTCGATGGGGCTACCCGTAATGTGTACGATGGTCATGTTGTTAACTTGCCCGGGGCGATCAATACGTGCATTGGCTTGCAAGTACGTTTCAACACTTGTGCATGGAGCATACCAAATGATTGTGTTAGCGGCAGTTAGAGTTAACCCGTGTGACGCCGCCTTCGGTTGGATGATTAATACTTTTGGTTCTTGTTGCTCTTGAAACTGCTTGACAATATCTGAGCGTTTGTTGACTGACACCGCGCCGTTAATTACTTCGCACGTGATGTTGTTTTTTTGTAAATGCTTCTCAAGTAATTGTATGGTGTGCGTAAACGGAACAAACACAAGCACCTTGTGGCTTGACTCTTCAATTACTTCTTGAACTACGTTAAGCCTACTGCTCACATCAAACTCAATGACTTCGCTTGTATCCGTATACACCGCACCTCCAGCTATTTGCAAGAGTTTGTTAATTTGCACGGCAGCATTAACTGCTGATACTTCTTCGCCAGCAGCCTCAATCATCATCTGCTTCTTGAGTATGTTGTAGAACTTTAACTGCTGCGGTGTTAATGGTGCATCTCGTTCAACAAAGGTAACGGGCGGCAGATCAAGGCAGTCGGCCTTCTCAAATCTAATAGCGGGTTGCAATGCTTTGTGTACGATGAGTTGTGCGGTTGGCTTGGGTATCCACTTGTACATAGTGAGCTTCATCATCACTGTGTCTCTGAACTGACCAAAGAAAGGTGACACACCCTTGGGGTTCACAAGCTTTGCCAATCCGTAAGCATCCACAGGTGATTGGGCGGCAGGCGTACCAGTCAACATCCACAAGCCCTTAATAGCTTTTGTTAGGTCTCGTAGGTCTTTCCAACGCTCTGTCTGCGCATTCTTATAGGCTGACGCTTCATCTACTACGATGAGGTCAAACCCACCAGCAATAATTTCTTTCTTGACAATGCCAACACCATCAAAGTTGATGATGACAAACTCAGCACCAAGACTAACAATCTCTTTGCGCTTACGTGCGGCTCCGTAAGCAATTGAAACGGTTCTGTGAATTGCAAACTTAAACAAATCATTCTGCCAAGCCGACTTCATGATCGACAAAGGGCAGATCACTAATACACGCTTCACTAATCCAATAGTTATTAGATAATCCACAGCCCAAATAACTGACGCTGTCTTACCTGTACCTTGCTCGTTGAAACAGAACGCCTTGCGGTTTATTGTAAGGAATTCTGATGTTGTCTTCTGATGATCGAACGGCGTGAACCCCGGAGGACGAGGCCACGTATACTCTGATAGGTTCATTTTTTCTTACGTTCCTTAGTACTTACTTCTGATACAACTTTGTGGTTTGAGCCACGTTTAAATGATCGGTTGGTTGATGGGGTTTGAAGTTTGGTTCCGTTCTTGTTGGAGCCGCCTTTAGATAGCGCCTTGATATGAGCAACATCTTTTCCTTCACGGACGTCGGCACGTCCATCTTTGTTTTTGTCTGCATTTTTATTATCTATACCTTCTCTAGCACGCTGACGTTCTAAGCGAGCTGGGCTTTCACCACGCTCAATCTGCTGCTGATATTCTTTTTTGTAGGGGCGGGGTTTATTTACGTAAGGCATATTAATTCCTGTTGTATTCACATTGTTTCACTGAGCAGAACTTGCACAGTGGGCCTTGGATAGGGTTCCATACCCCGTTTTCTAACGCCGCTTCAATTCTTGCTACGTCTCGGGCGGCGGGTTCTATGTATTTTGGCATCATCTCCGAGTGATGAACTGCCCTCACGAATTCCTTGCTGACTACAAACAAGAGAGCCGACTTCACCCTTTGAATCTCCGGAAACTTGGCGAATAATCCACAAGCGACAAGATCGAGTTGCTTCACATCCGCATATCTCGCACTCTTGCTCGTCTTGTAGTCTATGGAGTGTGCCGTTCCCGTAGTCCAATTGATAATCACCAAATCCGCTACCCCATGCCACCATACATTCGGAGCATCGAAGTCGCACGACTCTAAATTCTTCGTCAATCCAAGTTTTACTTCGCATAACTTCTCTCCGGGGATGTCTTTTAAGACGTCTAGGGTAGCTTGCATATAGGCAAACTGTTCAGGGATTGGCACCCCATCACGAATGTATTCCTCCGCCACAGTGTGCGCTGTTTTTCCATACAGTGTTGCCTGTGTATCCGGCTCAACAATGTCCTTGGCTATCTTGGTATGGTAGTACTTCTTAGGACACTGTTGAAATGTTTTCAGGCTACTGAATGACCAAACAATACTCATGACTCATCCCATATATCGTTAGGCCAAACTAACACAGGGGTTTCAATCCCTAGATAGCCGCCTTCAATGTTAAACTCAATGAACTCCCTAGCTTCCTCGGCATCCATGCCGTCTCGCATAAGGATTTCCCGTATCTTCTCTGCGTCATATACTAATACAGATACGGTTGTACTGTCACGCCAAATGCTTGCTGGGCCTATGATTGCTTCATCATACCCGTCGTACTTAATCATCGCTTCATCCCCCGCACAAAAGCGGCAAAGCTTGCCATTGTGTCCTTCTCAAAGGCTTTCATCTTTTCAAACTCTTTGGCTACTTCTTCCAATACATCATTCCGCTGCTTGTTCGGGCTTACGTATTCTTGAATATCATCATCGTCGTTCATACCGGCGCATCCTCATGGTTGTCAGGGTTGAACTTGGGCACTCGTGTGCCCTTGTCCTTGGGGTTTGGGAATGGGGGAAAAGGCCAAGTCATCTATCACTCCTGTTTAGGTGGTAATCTAAATTCCCAAAACCCGTAGGCGTCGCCTCTGCTCCAACGTTCCCACGAAAAGTGGATGTCCCTTGTCCTTTTGTTAATGTACTTCCACAGTATGCGCATACCATTTTCAGCATGCTCCATAGCTCTCTCCGTACCCCGCTTCGCAGTTCAAAGGTAACTCCATACCCCAATTCGGGCGGGTGCGCATGCACATCTCAACGTATTCTTTAGCGGTTTCAACTTGTTCAGTCGGCACGATACAAGCGATGGCATCATGCACAGTCATCACGACTCGGTACTTCTTCGCAACCATAAGCATCTGCTCACCAATCACGATACGGGCTAATGCTTGACACACGTTCTCAATTACCTTACCACCATAAATACGTGTTGGGATAATTGCTTTGCCCTTCTTGGTGTCGTATACAAGTTCGATTTCGCCGTCATCGTCTTGAAGCTTACGCAAGTTGGGGTAACGCAAGTACAAGGTGTTGGGTAACAGAATACCTTTGATGCCCTCGACCTTTAAAATATCGCCTCGGCCTAGCGTAGTGTGCTGTTTCTGTAGTATAGACTTTAGGGCTGACGCCGCAGACTTCCATAACTCAACAATCTTCGGATACGTTGCGCGGTACGTGTCGATAATCCGTGTCGCTTCGACCAACGTAATCTCCACTCCAAAGTTTTTGAGTTGCGCTTGGAACTTCTTCGCACCCATGCCGTACCCACAACCAAGGATAGTGGTCTTACCAACGAATCTCTCGTCCTTTGTAATTTCTGACACGTCCTTGCCATAGATAGCAGATGCCATGATTTTGTATACATCTTCGCCCCTATCAAATGCGTCAACTAAGTCGTTCTGTTCCGCAAGCCATGCGAGCGTACGGGCTTCAATTTGTGATGAGTCTGAATCGATCATCATGTATCCGTCCGGGGCAATGATTGCGCCCTTTAGCGGTGAGTTCCTTGGTAGGTTCTGTAAGTTAAGCTTGTCGTCCCCGCCCCATCGCCCTGTGTGGGCGGCATAGTAGCGTAGGGGTACAGGCAAAGCACCGCGATCGGCAATACCAATAAATCTTTCAGTTCTTGTTTCTTCTATCGTAGACTTAGTGCCTAATCTCGCTGCCACTAACAGTTGAACTTCAAGGTTTGGATGTTCGAGCAATGCCTTGAACTCTTCGTCTGTCTTGGCAAACGCCCATGCTTGCTTGCCTGTCTTTGCGCTAATCTTCATGGGGGGCTCAACGCCAAACGATTTGAGCAGTTCGCCAAACTTGTCATTGGACATCAGTTCAGCCT